AGGAGACGACGACTCAAACGAGGGAGCCTGAGAAGCCCTCTCGCACAAAGCCAGCCAATGTAGTGGCTCCGGTAACGCGGGGAACCGCGCCGCGTCAGGTCCGCCTGACATCGTCTCAAGTTGCGCTAGCTAAGAAACTTGGCATTAGCAATGAACAGTACGCACGTGAAATCATGAAACTGGAGAACAGCAATGGTTGAGAACAGATTGGCTCGTGAACTCGAAAACCGAGAAGCAACGCAACGTAAAATGACGTGGACCCCGCCCCAGACGCTCCCTGAACCAGAGCCGCAGGATGGTTGGGTCTTTCGCTGGATCCGGACCAGTATTATGGGTCAAGCTGATCCCTCTAATACAGCCGCAAAATTTCGGGAAGGTTGGGAGCCTGTAAAGGCCGAAGATCAGCCCAAGATGATGATGCAGTCCGATCCGAATAGCCGATTTAAAGGCAACATCGAGATCGGCGGGTTGGTGCTCTGCAAGGCTCCGGCTGAACTGATGAAGCAGCGTGATGACCATTACGCCAAGCAAGCTCAGGCTCAGATCCAGTCTGTAGACAACAGCTTCATGAAGCTGAACGATGAGCGTATGCCGCTCTTTAGTGAGAAGCGTTCGACTACGTCGTTTGGTAAAGGCAAATAACTTTTTTTTGGAGTAATTAATGGCATATCCTACTGTTGACAAGCCGTATGGCTTGAAGCCGATCAATTTGATCGGTGGGCAGGTGTTTGCCGGGGCAACTCGCCAGCGTCGTATTGCGTCCAGTGCTTCGAGCATTGGCTACGGCGATCCGGTTCAGTTGACTTCGAGCGGCACTATTTCTGTTTCCACCTCGACGACGACGCCCCCGGACGCTGGCTTTGCCGGTGTGTTCTTGGGCTGCTCGTTCGTGTCCACTGTGACGGGTCAGCCGACCTTCTCGCAGGCTTGGATTTCGGGTACGGCGGTGAAGTCTGGTACGTACGTTACGGCGTATGTGGCTGATGATCCGAACACCCTGTTCAAGGCTGTGGGCGTATCGGCTTCGCTTGTGGTTTCGACCACGAGTGGATTCGTGTACGAAGATATCGGTGCTAACGTTGCATTGGTTGACGAAGCACTGAACACGACGACGAACGACTCGCAGCGGGGTCTCCTGCTGTCTTCGGTTGCGACCACCCGGTCTCTGCCGATGCGTATCGTTGATGTGGTCGAAGACACGGCGTTTGTTTCGAGCGGCACTACCTACTATCCCGAAGTTATCGTGAAGTTCAATGCACCGTACCTCACGAGCGTTTCGTTGATTGTTGGTGGTCACGCTTATAACTGCCCGGTCGGCGTTTAATAAGGGAGTTCTAAGAAATGGCTATTTCACGCGCACAACTGCTCAAGGAACTCCTTCCGGGTTTGAACGCCCTGTTTGGCCTTGAGTACAAGTCCTATAGTGAGGAGCACAAGGAGATCTACGATACCGAGACCTCCGAGCGTTCCTTTGAAGAAGAGACGAAGCTGAGCGGATTCTCCGCTGCCCCGGTTAAGTCCGAGGGTGCCGCCATTGCGTACGATAATGCGCAGGAAGCTTGGACAGCTCGTTACAGTCACGAGACCATCGCTCTCGGCTTCTCCATCACGGAAGAAGCGGTTGAAGACAACCTGTACGATTCGCTCAGCAAGCGCTATACAAAGGCTCTTGCTCGTGCTATGTCGTACACGAAGCAGGTCAAGGCTGCGTCTGTCCTGAACAACGGCTTTTCATCGTCCTATCCGGGCGGTGACGGAGTTGCTCTGTTCTCGGCATCGCATCCGCTTGTCTCGGGCGGCTCCAACAGCAACCGTCTGACTGCGTCGGACCTCAACGAAACTTCGCTTGAGGCCGCTGTCATTCAGATCGCTGCTTGGACCGACGAGCGTGGACTGCTCATTGCGGCGAAGCCTCGCAAACTCATCGTGCCCCCGCCGTTGATGTTTACTGCAAAGCGTCTCCTCGACACGGAGCTTCGTGTATCGACTGCGGATAACGACATCAACGCTATCAAGGCGATGGGGTCGATTCCGGAGGGCTACACGGTGAACCACTTCTTGACCGACACGAACGCTTGGTTCTTAACGACCGACGTTCCGAACGGCATGAAGCACTTCGTGCGTACTCCGCTGGCAAATTCCATGGATGGTGATTTTGATACCGGCAACGTCCGTTACAAGTCCCGCGAGCGCTACAGCTTCGGCTGGAGTGACCCGCTTGGCATGTTCGGTTCGCCCGGTTCGTCCTGATAAATCAGTAACTTACGCTGATTGGGAAGGGGCCGAAAGGCCCCTTCTTTTTGTCTTGCGCTTTAAGTTTGGTTCAAGTATCGTTACCTGTAACTAAGTTACAGAGTAAACGATGGATACTTCAACCTTGCCCAAGTCTCGTGCTGCCGCCAAGGCTACTGATGCCAAGTACTACTTCACTGGTGAGCCGTGCAAGCACGGCCATGTTGCCCCCCGCAAGACGAAGGGGGCTTGCATCAAATGCCTGAAAGTTGAGTGGGAGAAGGCAAACGTCACCCGCGCTAAGTACTTCCGGCAGTACAACCAAAAAGCGTCTGTCAAAGACCGTAAAAACGATTGGTATACTGCCAACCGAAACAAGGTAATTCAGTCCGCTGCTACACGTCCTGCGGCAGCCCTGCGAGAGTATAGGAATGCTTGGAAGCGTAATAACGTCTTGCAGGTCCGTGCCGACACTAAAGCCCGGCGGCGCAAACACCGCGTAGCAACCCCCAAGTGGCTTACTCGTAGGCAGAAGAGCGAGATCCGGCAGCTTTACCAGATCGCCATGACGATGACCAAGACCACCGGGGAGCAGTACGTTGTGGACCATATTGTCCCCCTCCGCTCTGAATTTGTATGTGGTCTCCATGTCCCTTGGAACCTGCGCGTCATCACCCGCGAGGAGAACCTTGCCAAGTCAAATCAGATTGTTGACACCCCTTTGGATACGGCGTATACAGTGTACGTTCCGGGGTAATTTTAGCGTAGCAGACAGGCCCGGCTGACGACATGCAGACTGCTACGCTACTTGCATGTAAGGAGTATTTTAATGTCTACTACTACTTTTTCTGGCCCGGTTGTTTCGCAGAATGGTTTCTCTGGCGTTGTCGCCTCTGACTCGGCTGTCATCACCAACCTGCTTTGCACCACGCTCACCATTGGCAGCACCAAGCTGACCACGGGTTCGGTTTCGGGCACGGTGTCGGTTCAGGCCGGACGTATCCCGGTTCTCGTCGGTAGCACTACGCTTTACATCGGCTTGTACGCCAGTCTGGTTCCGTAAGACTTCGTGGGGGGCGTAAGCCCCCTTCATCCATTACAGGAGACTCAGAATGGGTATGCAGACAGATGTCCTTGCTAGTAAAGTTGCTACGACCGCTAGCGATTTATTGGATCAAAATAGCCTTGTTATTGGGCGTAGTCGCGTCAAAGCGATCTACATTGTTCCTGATACCGGTGCAGGCACTGTCACGTTTCGTGACGGCGGTGCAAGCGGCCCGGTCAAAATCGTATTGAACACCAAAGCAAGTTCTACTTCAGCGGATTACACCCTGCTGCCGGGCGAAGGCTTGCTCTTCCAGACAAGTATCTACATCGTCCCGTCAGACGTAGTCTCGACGACGGTTATTTATGGCTAAGTCCCCTGCTTGGCAGCGCAAGGAAGGGAAAAATCCGGCTGGCGGTTTGAACGCCAAGGGCAGGGCTTCGTATAACGCAGCCAACCCCGGTAAGCCGGGGCTGAAGCGTCCTCAACCGGAAGGTGGGCCTCGCAAGAAGTCATTCTGTGCCCGGATGTCTGGGATGAAGCGCAAGCTCACGAGTGCTAAGACGGCTAACGACCCTGATAGCCGGATCAACAAGTCGCTTCGTGCGTGGAAGTGCTGACATGCCGAGCAAGTCCAAAGCACAGGCAAATCTGATGCGGGCAGCTGCCCATAATCCAACCTTCGCTAAAAAAGTCGGGGTTCCGGCTAAAGTGGCGAAGGAATTCACCAAGGCCGATAAAGGCCATAAATTCAGGAGTAAGTCGAAATGAAAGAGTCCAAGGCTATGATGAAGAAGGAAGTGTCGTTCATGAAGAAGAAGGGCGCTCCGAAGTCGATGCTCAAGCACGAGATGGCTGAGATGCGTGGCAAGAAGGGCATGATGGGTGGCGGTATGGCCTACTCTAAGGGCGGTTCCGCTTCGAGCCGTGCTGATGGCGTTGCTCGCAAGGGCAAGACCAAGGGTAAGATGGTCTGATGGCAAGCGCAAAAAAACTTCCCAACGAGGCGATGCCTCCGCCGGATAGCAAAGACCGGCGGGAGTTCTTGAAGGAGGTTGCGGCCCAGCGTCGTGCTGAAGAGGCCGCTGCTGCTGAGCGCCGTCGTCGGGCTGCGTCTCGTGAGGCTACTTCGTCCGATGCGAAGTTTGAACAGGCCGCTGAGGATGAGAAGCAGGCGATGAAAGATAAGCAGATGAAAGAAGCTTATGAGCGTACTAAGCCTAAACCGTTCCGTAAAGGCGGTATGCCTGATCTGACCGGCGACGGTAAGGTGACCCGCGCTGATGTCCTCAAGGGGCGTGGCGTGTTCAAGCATGGCGGCAAGGTCAAGAAGTACGCTTCCGGCGGCTCAGTCTCTTCTGCGTCCAAGCGGGCTGATGGCTGCGCCGTCAAGGGCAAGACTAAGGGAAGATTTGTCTGATGATGCCGTCGCGTGGTATGGGTGCTATGTCTCCTAGCAAGATCCCCCGTGCTAAGCGTCGTGGGGACAACAAGCCCGTGATTGGTACGGGTGAGCCGATTCGTCATGCCGAGGGTGGCAAGGTAAAGAGCAAGGTCAACGAGGCTGGGAACTACACTAAGCCGGGTATGCGTGAGAGCATGTTCAAGTCGATCAAGTCCCGTGCGGTGCAGGGTACCGGCGCAGGAAAATGGAGCGCGAGGAAGGCACAGTTGCTTGCCAAGAACTATAAGGCCAAGGGCGGGGGATACCGCGATTGAAAGCCCCACAACAATCCCTCAAGGCTTGGGGGCAGCAGAAATGGAGAACCAAAAGTGGTAAACGATCTTCTGACACGGGTGAAAGATACCTACCAGAGGCTGCGATTAAAGCTCTCAGCCCTGCTGAGTACGCCCGAACCACCGCCGCCAAGCGAAAAGGTAAAGCGCAAGGCAAGCAATTCGTCGCGCAACCCAAGGGCATTGCTGCTAAAACGCGCAGCTACCGCCAAGCGGGCAAAGGATAAAAAGTAGATGGTTGACAAGACTACAGCTACGACCGATTTCAACCTCGACCTCAACACGATCATCGAAGAGGCATATGAGCGTTGCGGTTCCGAACTGCGTACGGGCTACGACTTCCGTACGTCAAAGCGTAGTCTTGGCTTGCTTTTGATGGACTGGGCGAACCGAGGCATCAACCTCTGGACGCTTGAGACGGGCACGCAGACCCTGTCCTACAACGTCGGGACTTATAACCTGCCTGTTGATACGGTGGACTTGCTTGACCATGTGATCCGTACTGGATCGGGCACAAACCAGCAAGACATCAACATCTCACGCATCTCCTCTTCGACCTACCTGTCCATCCCTAACAAGAACGCGACGGGTCGCCCCATCCAGATTTGGATCAATCGGCGCACAGGCGCAACGGGCGCTGATAACGTCGTAGTCCATCCGCAGTACACAGTGTGGCCCCTCCCCGATAACACGACGACGTATACGCTGGTCTACACCCGGCTCGTGCGTATGTTCGACCCCGGTACGGGCGTGAACGGTCAGGACATCCCGTTCCGTGCGATGCCTTGTTTGGTAGCCGGGTTAGCATATTATTTGTCAATGAAAATCCCCGGCGCTATGGAGCGGATGGTTGCGCTCAAGGCGCAATACGACGAGAGTTGGGATTTGATGGCAGGAGAAGACAGAGAAAAAGCCGCCGTGAGATTTGTACCTCGGCAGAGTTTTGTAGGCGGCTACTGATGGAACTAATGCCGCTTAAGCAAGCGAAAGATCTTGGACTTACTCGGTATTTTACGGGTAAGGCTTGCCGTCATGGGCATATAGACGAGCGGCTAACTTCTAGTCGTACCTGCGTAGTTTGCACGCAGAATAAAATTGCTGCATACAGAATTAAAAATCAAGCCAGTCTGTTAGCAAAGAAGCGTAAAGCACAAAACGAGTATCGTCGCAAATATCCGGACAGAGTTAAGGCTACTTCTAAAGCCACTATGCACAAGCATCGTATTGCTAGGAACGCTGAGAAATTGGCTTGGGCGAAAAAGAATAAAGGGCGTGTACTTGCATGGTGCAGGAAGCGGCAGTTGGATAAGGTTCAACGCACCCCCGCTTGGCTGACGGCAGAAGACCTTTGGCTGATCGAGCAGTTCTACGAAATGGCGGCTGCGCGTACCAAGGTTACCGGGGTTCAGTGGCATGTAGACCACAGGACTCCGCTGCGCGGTAAGACGGTATCCGGGCTTCACGTACCATACAATTTGCAGGTGATTCTCGGGTCGGAGAACTCTAGCAAGGGTAACCGGGTGCAGCATGCCTAATCGGTTTGCAAGTGGCAAACATGCTATCGCGGAGTGCGACCGGTGTGGGTTTCGGTACAAGTTGAGGGACCTCAAGCCGCTTGTTATCAAGACCAAGAACGTGAACATCTTGGTCTGTCCGGAGTGCTGGGAGCCTGATCAGCCGCAGTTGTCGCTTGGGCTGTACCCAGTCGATGATCCGCAGGCGCTTAGGAACCCTCGCCCTGACCTGTCTTACTTCGAGGAAGGCAATAACGGCGCAGGTGGTAGTAGAATGATCCAGTGGGGATGGAACCCGGTAGGCGGGGCAAGTTCGTTTGATGTGGCATTGACCCCCAACACTTTGGCTCCGGCTGGTCAGGTCGGGTCTGTAACGGTCGTAACGACTTAGGAGATTGAGATGAAGAACGGTATGCGTAAGGTCGCAAAGGAAGAAGTCGGTAAGCACGAGCGTGCCATGCATGGTACGAAGAAGATGCGTGCTGGTGGCAAGACCAACAGCGACATGAAGAAGTATGGTCGTGGCATGGCTAAGGTCATGAATCAGCGCAGCCCGATGCGCGGTTCATCTGGCCCGAGGTAAGTGACATGAAGGACATGAGCAAGATCAAGTCGAACACTGACTCGACGGGTCGCAATGGCTACCCTGAAAAGGACGTGAACAAGGGCGTCACCCACATGAAGATGAAAGGTGCCGGTGCCGCAACGAAGGGTACTAAGTTCGTCTCGCAGATCAACTTGGACTTCAACGGTAAGGTCCGTATGGGCTGGTCTCCGTAACGATGAACTACGCTCAGCTATCCACGCTGCTTCAGGATTACTGCGAGTCCACGGAGCAGAGCTTCGTGGCCAATATCCCGACGTTTGTGCAGTTGGCTGAGGAGCGCATCTACAACTCTGTGCAGATACCGGCGCTTCGCAAGAACGCCACGGGCACGATGACGCAGAATTTTCAGTACTTCTCGCTGCCCTCGGATTGGCTCTCGACGTTCTCCTTGGCGGTCATCGACCCGACTACGGGCGAGTACGAGTACCTGCTGAACAAAGATGTGAACTACATCCGGGCTGCGTATCCGCCGCCCAACAGCACAGGTAAGCCTGCCTACTACGCCATTTTTGATAATGCGACCATGTTGTTGGGGCCGACCCCAAACGTCAACTACACAGCAGAACTGCACTACTTCTACTACCCGCCCTCCATCGTCACGAACTCTACCTCGTGGCTTGGGGAGAACTTCGAGACGGTACTGCTCTACGGTTCGCTCCGTGAGGCGTACACCTACCTCAAGGGTGAGGGTGATATGATGCAGAATTACGATGCCAAGTATCAGGAAGCCCTTGGGCTTCTCAAGCGTCTGGGCGATGGTCTGGACCGTCAGGATGCGTATCGTTCTGGTCAGGCTCGGGTACAGGTGACTTGATGGACGGACACACGGAACTTGGTCAGGTCTTTGTCCAGACGACAGAGAACCGGGGCTATACCCCAGAAGAGATTGCTGAACGGGCGACAACCCGCATCCTTCGCGTACAGACGAAGGAAGAACTGAACCGGGTACTAGTGAAGTACCTGCAAGAAGCGCAGGAGTCCGAGCGGATGAATGTGCGACGGTATTTGAACGAAAACGGTTTTAGTGACGCGGCTTCGCGTTTAGGAGATTAAGGTGCCAATTGGGATTTCTACTTGGAGGGAGACAGGGGTGAAATGGTGCCCCGCCTGCAAAGTAGAAAAACTTTTGGATTCGTACTCAATTTGTAGAAGCGGTAAGCGAAAAGGGCATCCTGCGGGGGCATGTAAAGAGTGCAGGACGGTATTGCACAAAACCCGCAAAAGAGCCGACCCAACCATTTATGAGCGTATCGAATGGCCATGTAAGTTAAAAAAACTATACGGCATAACTGTTGAGCAGTATGATGCGCTTTTAGCAGAACAAAAAGGGTGTTGTGCAATATGTGGCTCAACATCTTCGTATTCTAGAAATTACAAGAATACAGCACGGGCAAAATTTTCAGTGGATCACTGTCATGCCACTGGGAAAGTTAGAGGGTTACTTTGCACTAAATGCAACCGTGCTCTCGGATTATTGAATGACAGCATTGAATCCGTACTCCGTATGTCGGAGTATTTGAAGAAACATTTGGCATAGGAGTAACTCCCTTGGCGATTTCTCAAGCTATGACGACTTCCTTCAAGACTGAAATCTTGACGGCGACACACAACTTTGGTACCGCGCCTACCCGTGCTTCGGGTGCTGCGGATGTCTTCAAGATCGCGCTCTACACCTCATCGGCCACGCTCGATGCTTCGACCACGGCGTATACGACTTCCAACGAAGTCTCCTCGTCTGGCACGAACTACACGGCGGGGGGGTTGACGCTTACGATCTCGCAGGCTCCGACCTTCACGAGCACGACCGCGTGGCTTGACTTCGACGATGTCACTTTTAGTAGCGCGACCATCACCTCAAACGGTGCGTTGATCTACAACGCGACTCAGTCGAACAAGACTGTTGCGGTGCTGGCGTTCGGCGGGGATAAGACCTCGACGGCGGGCAACTTCACCATCCAGTTCCCGGCTGCGACCTCGACGACTGCTATCCTTCGTATCGCCTGATTAAGTTAGGCAAAGGACCGTGGCAGGCGTAATTGTCGCCTTTGACGGTTGGAACGCCTCTGGCGTAGGCTGGGGCGAACAAGGCTGGGGCGAGGGTGTTGGTAATCTTACCGCGACAGGTTTTGTCGGCACGGTAAGCGTTGCTGCGTCTACGCTCATCCCCGTCACCGGGGTCTCGGCTTCAGGTGCCGTAGGGACGGTCGTAGTCTCTGGTATCGCCAATGTCGTCCTAAACGGCGTTGAGGCTACGGGTCAGACGGGTACTGTCTTTGTCGTCACAGACCAAGTCATCCCGGTTACGGGACTTGCTGGGACGGGTGAGCTTGGCGATGTTGTGGTGGCTGCAGCGGCGGTGGCTCTGGTTACCGGGGTTGCTGGGACGGGCGAGACGGGCACCGTCTTCGTCAAGACAGACCAAGTTCTTGCTGTTACCGGCGTTGCCGGGACAGGGCAGGTTGGTACCGCTACG